TTCCTCCAATGAGGAAGAGTTGAACACGACACTCCGCCAGACCTGTTACGTCCGACGCAACAAGGTTGACGTGCTGATCGAACTTCCCGAAAAGGAGCGTTACACAATCGAGGTCGACCTGAGTGGTCCGGCGATCAAGGAGTACCGTGCGGCCGAGGCCGACACGTTGGCGTATTTCTCAGAGAGTGGTTCCAGTGGCAACGCCGCTGACCAACTTGCGAAGATCACGACTCTCAAGCGTCTCGCTGGTGAAGGCAAAGTGGACGCTGCGTGTGAATGGATCGACACGTTCCTGGACAGCACCAACCGCAAGTTGGTTGTCTTCGCCCACCACGTTTCTGTGGTGGATCAGATCGCCAGTCGGTATGGCGGCTTGCGTGTTGCTGGCAAGGATTCCATGGACAAGCGCCAAGAAGCAATCGACGCTTTCCAGAATGACGAGGACAGCCGCGTGATTGTTTTGAACATGAAGGCTGGCGGGGTGGGCCTTACCCTCACCTCGGCGTCAGATGTTCTGTTCGTTGAGCAGGGCTGGACCCCAGCCGAACATGACCAGGCCGAGGACCGGTGCCACCGCATCGGCCAAAGCAACAACGTGTCAGCGTGGTACATGCTGGCCGAAGGAACTATCGATGACGACATCTACGAACTGATCCAAAAGAAGCGGGTCGTTGTGGACGCCGTCACCGACGGTGACGAGGCAACACAGGACAGCGTCCTGAACGATCTCGTCAAAACCCTTATAGCGAGGACACAATGACAAACAACAATGAGGAAGACATGAGCAACAACAATTCACAACACCACTTGGCCCGCGGACGTGAAGACGTTCCGCAACAAGACCTTGACGAAATGGCGAGCGCCCTACAGGTTGCAGACGACCAGTGGGAGGCCGCTTTGGCGATCGCCCATAAACACGTAGGCGATCAGGATTCGGCGTTGGCGGCTTCGATCGCCCACAACATCGCCGTTTCGATGATGGCGCGCTTGGCGATGAATCTGAACCGTAAACTCAAGGTGTTCTACGGTTGGGAAATCATCGATGAGAACACAGTTATCAGCGTCGGCAACGACGGCTTCATCGTGATGAACGGTGTAATGATTGATGACCACGAACCTGGGATCATTCTGATGCCCGAGGAGTCAATCAAAACGCAGGGCCCGACAGCAGCATTGCGGTACAGCAGGATCTACCGAGCGGAGGTTTTGTTTGAGAAGCACGGCTACGAAGGTTGGGTGAACCTTGAGGTCCCCAAAACAGACTGACGGGTTGCTTCGGCAACTGGAGCAGGAACAACTATCCGGCAAATCAGCGTATGACATAGAAACCGAGGGACTTAAACCTGTCGGCGAAAACAAAAAGATAAGCAAGGCAAGAACATGGGCTCAAACCGAGTCCGACAAATTGTGGGCGAAGGCCCAGAGAGGAATGAGGCGTTATGCCTAGAAGAAGAACAGAACCAGTTGAGGAAATTGTGCAGTTGGTGCAGGACAGCCACGCCAACATGGTCGCGGCGAAGGAGAACTACCACAGAGCGCAGGACGCCCTGTTGAACGATCTCCGTTTCGCCCGCAAGCATGGCGAAACGTTGGAGAACCTCGCTGAAGCACTTGAGTGTTCCAAGCAGTGGATCCACAAGTGGACCACTCACGGCAGAGACCACAACAGGATTACTCAGGCTGCCTAGCGACGATGGCGAACATCGCCGCCGATCTTGAGCATCTGACTGTCCCGATTGATTCTGTTCAATCCCACCCTGCGAACCCGCGCAGGGGGGATGTCCAGGGGATCGCTGAAAGCCTCAGAGTCAACGGCCAGTACTCTCCGATTGTCGCCGACCTGAGAAACGGCAACGTCCTCGCGGGTAACCACACATGGAAAGCGGCGAAGACCCTGGGTTGGGGTGAGGTCGCTGTTATCTATGTGGATGTCGATGACGCCCAGGCGAAACGCATCCTTTTGGCTGACAACCGAACGTCGGATTTGGCGACTTATGACCGTCCGAACCTGATCAAACTAATTGAGCGTCTCCGCCCCGATCTTGATGGTACGGGGTGGGACCGTCGTTCGCTGGAACAACTTCAGCAGTTGGAGGACGAAGATGACCTGTTCGGTGGCAGCAGCGACGACAATGACCCGGTTGAGGCGACAACGAAGAAGATCCACGTCGGCAAGAACCTTCTGCTGGTGGAGGCGGGCTATTTCCAGGAATGGTTCGACGCTATGGGCGACTCGAAGGACGCGTTGGAAACGATCCGTGTCCGGCTTGGCTTGACCGACGACCCTGAGGCCAAGCCGACGAAGGCGGGGAAACGCTGGAGCCACATATCCGGTGAAACCCCTCGACATGCAGGATTGGACGGATGCGTGTGGGTGCCGGTCGATTCGATTGAACCCCATCCGGAGAACGCCCGTCAGGGCGATATCGGGGCGATAGCAGAGTCGCTGCGCGTCAACGGCATTTACCGTCCTCTCGTCGTGCAGGAGTCATCGAACCTGATCTTGAAGGGCAACAACACTTGGCAAGCAGTTAGGTCTCTGGGGTGGGATGAGATCCCGATCACACTCGTAGACGTAACTGATGAAGAGGCGGCGCGGATCATGCTGGCCGACAACCGTTTAGCGGATAAGGCCGGTTACTACAACGTTGCGTTGGCGTCAGTGCTAATGGATCTAGACAGCCTCGACGGGACAGGGTTCTCCCCGGTTGATATAGACGACGTGCTGAAAGATCTCCCTCAGGAACGAGACCCTGTAGCGATGATTGGTGCCCCTGGCGACGTTCGTCGGGTTGCAACGGTCAAGATCGGCGGGTCAACCATTTCGACATGCGGCAAACAGTATTCGGATTGGGAACAGTCCTTGATGGCCGATGGGTACTTGACGAAAGATGAACGTGGCCGTCGTATCGGCGAGTTGCTTCAGTTGGATTCGTCGCAGTTCCAGGTGTGGGCATCAGTTGCTGATCCGACGACAGGGAACAACGAGTTCAGAAAATGAAGAAAGGTTAGCGATGGATTGGATAATTCGTTGGTGTGTCGCGTTGACTGGGGGGCTCGCAGCGTTCCTGTTGTGGGTCATTCTCGCGGCACCCGCTTCGGCGCTTGTGTACGCCCCTGGGCAAGACTCAGGTGGGTATATCCATTTGACGTATCAGGAGGTAGCGGAGCGGGTCAAGGAGTTGATAGCCGATCCGTCTCTTCGGGGCGCTGAGATGAACGTCACATTCAACGAGGATGAAACAAAGGTGCTGTCCGGCACGCCGTATTGGCTTCTGATCGAGGCGGGGTTCTCCGAGTATTTCGTTTCACGGTTCGACACGGTGTTGAGGTATGACGACCCGTTTTGGGCTGTGAAGGTCGCCGAGCATCCCACTCTCACGGAGTGGCAGTATTCGTATTCGTTGACGCGATGAAGGCGCGGCGGCCCAAGTTTGTTCACCCGGTGTTGGTTGACATTGGGACGCTGTCTAAAGCGCCGTATAACCCTCGGCGGACAGACCCTGGCCGCTTCGAGTTGGTAAGGGCCAGCCTCGAAAAGTTGGGTTGGCTGCTCCCCATGTATGTCACCGACGAGGGAGAGGTGCTGTCTGGCCATCAAAGGTTGGATGCGGCGCGGGACCTTGGCGCTACGAAAGTTCCAGTGGTTGTGTTGAAGGATTTGGACATTGAACGCCGCCGTGGCATCAATATTGTCTTCAATCGTGCAACCAATGACATGGAGAAGCAGGATTCGGGGGAAAGCCTGGCGGAGAGACTGCCCCTCAGCGCCGTTCTGGAGGCCCTCAGAGGCCTCCCAGCGATAGAAGTGGGGTCTGACCCCTGGTACCCGTGCATGGGGCTCAGGGTGGACGACACGAGAGAGTTGGCGGGGAAGAACATCCAGCAGTTCCGATCGCATGCAATCCGACAGGCGGAAAGCCTTTACCACTGGGGAAGAACGTCGATCCCGTTGGTTATCTCCCGCAAAGGCAAGGTCGTCAACGGCGTGGGACGGCTTCAACACGCTTCGGAGACAGGCATCCCCGAGGTCCAGGTTGTTGTAGTGGACGACGACAAGATCGATTTAGCCAATCTGCTCCTGAACCACCTGTCAATGGATTTCGATTTGGAAGGCAAGTACGCCGACATCCTCCGCTACAACTCGTTCCGGCGTGCCAGCAACCGGCAGAATTTTCTGATGCCAACCATGTGCGTTGACTTGATAGCAGCCATGTCAAGATCAGGGAAAACGCAACGCGCTGCATCCACGTTCGACCCAACCAACGGGAAGCATGTCAAGGCTTGGAAGCGCTGGTATGGAACAACGGTTTTGGACTTCGGGGCGGGCTTGTTAGATAAGTCCCTCGTCATGCGGGACACCATGAACGTTGATTGTGTGGCGTTCGAGCCGTATTACACGGGCGGCAAGGATTCTGGCTTTGACATCGTCGCTGCCCGGTACATCACCGATGTGTTCCTGGAAAGGGTCGCTGACGGCACTGAGTTCCACTCCATTTTCCTAGCGTCAGTTCTTAATAGCGTCCCATTTCACACAGATCGCCAACACATAGTAAGAATCGTTTCCGCTTTGTCTCACCCTGGGACGGCCGTATACGCGGGGGCGATATCGCGAACAGCCGACCGGTACGCAGCAGCGATGGGGCTCAAGGACAACATCTCCAACCATGAAACCCAGTTCGATTCGTCGTTCTCCGCTGGCTACGAGGACGGCGTCGTCGTCTCTGACCTGATGAAGCACCCGAAGGCGCAGAAATACTTTTCGCTGGACGAATGGAGCGACCTGTGGAGTCTCGGGTTCCACGACGTGCAAACGTATCTGTATAAACCAAATCAATTAGTGCAAGCCGTCTGCCGTGGCCCGCAACCGATCGACCCGGTAGCCCTCACAGAAGCGATCCGATTCGAATTCGATCTTCCATTTCCCGGCGGGAACCTCGACCGGTCAGAGCAGGCACTCAATGCCTTCGCCCGCCGACTTGAAATGGCTCTCTAAACTGTGACCATGGACACGTCACTTTTCGCGCCGCAAACCAAAAGCGATATTGCTTTCGGTCCTTCTGGGCGGATCATCCTCCAAGATCTGAACGTTGCGTTATCTAGCAACTTCAAGGAAATGCCGAAACATCGACCCATGTCGAAATTTGTTCAAGAAGTAGAGGAATACAGGTCCTGGCTTGTAAGCCTCCTCAAGCACGAATACGTCATTCTCTGCACCGCACGTTCAGTCATATACGAAGACATGACTTTGGAGCGCATCAAAAGCCTCACTGGTTGGCAACCCAATGAAGTGTGCTTTAACCCGTGGAAAGATCCGTCAGGCAAGGGAGCCCTCAGCGCCCACCGAGCCA